GTCTTATGTGCTTCTGTACGAATATTATCATCTGAACTAATAGAGAATGTATGATTGTTTCCTTCTTGGTCAGTTACTATTACATTTGCCTTATATTTCTTTTCTTTAGGCTTATTGGGCATATCAAGGTAAACATCATAATTTTCTAAAAATTCTTTAAAACTTTTCATTTGTTTCTCTTTGTAGGTGAAACTTTGTTACCTGATGCTCCATGCATTCCTACTCTTGACTTCTCTGCCTTCTTACTCTTGAGTTCCTTTGATGACATCTCTGATGATGTCTTTGGGGTTTCTTTGCTGACTCTCTTGGTAGGTCGGCAATATTCATTCTTACCACCTGCACCACAATCTTTCCCTGATTTGGTATCTTTCCAATCTTCTTTCTCCCAGCGTTTTAGATTTGCACCCTCTTTGGTCTTACTGACCTGTCCCTTGGCTTTCCGACACTTGGCTGCTGCTTGGGCTGCTCTTGCTGACCACTTACCATATGATGCCATAGCCTTACGGTAACAAGCATCTTTCTCTTCATAGAGATCATTTGATTCTGATAAAAATTCTTTAAATTTCTTCATGGTACAATATTTATACCTTGCAATGTCAATTCTATAGTGTATACTAACTATATGATCTCTACGCTCTACTCTGCTGGTCAGATGTTTCATGATTCTGTATATCAGGGTTCCATGTATGTGGAAGTTTCATATACAAACAGATTAACCTTTGACTCTGCATATACTATGATGGAACCTTGGGGTAATGCTATTGAGCCTCCTACAGTTGCCGTCACAAGTTTTTCATCAAATTTGTTTATGGGAACGGCTGATGGTCTATGGATCTATAAAATTTACAATGGTGGAGTGTTGGTCAAGACCATTCAAATGGTTGATCAGCAATTTGCAATTCCAATCATGTATGATCGAATCGAGAGCATCTCGATGGGTGCATTTCAGATGACAGAATCAAGTGGTGCTGCACCTACTCCCGTTCCTTCTCCGGGCATGGGTGTTATTCTTGGTATGTCTGCATTTATTTCATTAAAACGTAAACGAGTTGTTTGACAATCACTCTATATAAGTTATTATATTGGTATGAACACGACAACCAAGAGATCAAAGATCGGTATTAACCATGCCACCTTCAGCGGCAATGAATATATGTTCATTGAATGGATGTCTAAGGTGAAGCCTGAGTTTGAATACAACTACATTAGACTTGAAGATGCCTTTACCATTCTTTTTGATGGTGACAAGGCTTTTGCTGATGGCATCCTTAAATTCATTCGTAATGACGGACACTATACTCTTATCAATAAGAATTGGAAATAATATAAACGTGAGCAAAGAACTTGAGATACTAAAAGCAGAAAATGATCTTCTTCACGAGAAAATTGAAGTTATGCGAACCGTTCTTTATGAATGGAATGCAACATCACACCCGGTATGGGAATACCGAAAGTTAAAACAAATTGGTGAGACTGAAAGTGATTACGAAGATTTAGTCGAAGATGATGACGGTGGATGGTCTGCCGGACCCGATGACGACGATTTAGAAGACGACAACTAACTTGTAATAAAATGTCACCAAAACCACATCCGTTTACAAATAAAAGTTTTATTTCTGAATGTGTTGAATCTCCAACAGGTGAACGAAGTATACGAGTTTACCATACAAAACTGAGTATATATGAACCAAAGAAAGCACATATTCATGATCCGGTTGCAATTTTTAAATTAGCAGCATGGATGGTAAAAGCATCTGAATGGGTTTCACAAGAAAAACTATATGTTCCAACTAAACAATCTCTCAACTCTATTAAACACGTATTAAATAACAATAAAAAATAAAATGACTACTAAAACACTTAAAAAAGTTAAAGCAAAGAAGTATTACTACTCATTCGTCTACAATCGTGGAAATTATTTTCAAATTTCTCGAGGACTAGAGAATCGTTACCCAAAGCAATTTATGGGTTCGGGTATGATGATGGGTAAGAATAGTTTTGATCTTGGCTTTGAATGTACTGCTCTAGAGTACAAGAAGATTGTTGCCTGTGCTCGTCGTCGTTATGGAAGAATTCAAAAAATCAGAAGGAATAAAATTGACTACTAAAAAGAAAATCACCAAGCCTACCCCTAAGCGTTACATTCTTTCTCTTATGCCCCCACCGGGTGCATTCTCTGTACTGCTTGACTTGGCTATTCTAGCCATGCTCACGTTTGCTGCTAGTACATTGTTTCTTATGAGTATGCAACTCTGTCAGAAGATTACCATTACTGTTGGAAAGTGATATGACCACGTACTTCATTGGTTGCCCACACTTTGGACACGAAGCAATGTATCGCTTCACTCGCGCAAATGGCGAGAAGGTTCGTCCATATGCATCAGCCGAAGAAGGTGATACTGTCATCAGGGAGAATTGGAATAGGACTGTTTCCAAGGGTGACAAGGTGTATGTCATGGGTGATGTGGCGTTCAACCCAAAAGATTTAAAAATTCTTGAAGCACTCAATGGTTCAAAAGTTTTAATCAAGGGCAATCATGATATTCTCGAACTCTCAAAGTATGCCAAGTACTTTCGAGATGTTCGTGCGTATCACAAGTTAGACAATGAAATTCTTTCGCATATTCCTATTCACCCAATGTCTCTGTGGAGAGCCAAGCGAAATGCATCTTGGTTAAATATTCACGCACACCTTCATGCTGAAGAAGTTATGCTTTCAGAAGGTGTGACAGATCTAAGATATTTCTCTTGCTGTGTGGAGAGAATAGGATATACTCCTATTAGTATCGATGAGATACGAAACAAAGTGGCGGCACTTCACAAGGAGGCATTATGAATGACGATATGCTTGAACTCAGAATGTGGCGCGATGGAAATATTATGCATGAAAACTGCATAGAAGACATGAACAAACTTAAAGTAGAACGAGATGAAGCGCGGCGTGAGGTTTGCGATTGGATATCCAACCACTTCAAGCCAGAGTCTAGGGAAGCCGTGGCAGAGCGCAAAGGATGGGATTGCTACAAGGAAACAATATGAAAGATATTGCACTACATCTTCGTTATGAATCTAAGAGAACTGATCTTCCCGATGATGTCATTCAGACTCTATCGGAAGCATATGCAAAAATCTCTCGTTTGGAAAGAGAACGGGATGAGTCGAGGCGTAATTTGTGTTATGCAGAAGTAAATGGGCAGTATGCAAGAAGATACACTCCACAGGAGTATGCCATTAAAATGGGATGGGATTGCTTCAAGGAGGAAAATACTAATGTCTGATGTTTTCGTAGGCGATAATGATCATGGGGATGCATTTCCAAATCTGTCAGATCTTCTGTCAGCAGAGTCACAACTTCGTCAAGATGTGATTCGACTCACTAAGGAACGAGATCAGGCTAGACGAGAAATGTCTTCTGCTATTACTCGGGGTAGACTTGATTCCGAATCAGCAATGCGAAGAGCCAATGACTTGGCTCGATGTGATCCACAACCAGCATTAGGTTTTAAAGATGTGCATTCAATGCAATATGCAAATGAGCGTGGATGGGACTGCTTTGATATGATAACTGCTATTGAACATAGTTACCAAAAGATTGCTGCCAAGCATCACAACACTTTGCAGAAGTTAGCACAGGAAGAAAAAACCAATGGCTGATGAAGAATTTATAAAACACGGAATGACTCAGGAACGATTTGATTTTCTGATGCAGCCATTTGACGATGAAGATTTTATTGTCATGCTCACAGCAGAGGAACTTAAAAATGGATGGCATTGGTGTGATGAATGGGATGGTCTTCTCATTCACACAGATGACATTGAGTTCAAGCATTGTAAGTGTGAATTTATGAATAAGTTTCGAAAGGAAAATACCAATGAGAATTAAACCACCCACACTCGGAGAAAAGATTGCAATGACAATGACACAGACAAATGATAATGCACCGATCAATGATTCAACTACTCTTGTGGCTCGTCTTGAGGAACACTCTGACTTTGCTCACAAGGTAGTGCGTGATCTGTTGCGTGAAGCATCAGAACGAATTCAGTTTCTTACCAAGGAACGGGATTACTATGAGATGAAGATGACCTTCTATGCTAAGGATGCAGAGCGTGAGGCACAGACCCAATTGTGGGTAGCCAAAGACGCTATGTATGAAAGTTAATGTTCATCGAGAGAATGAGCATAAATAATTTACGGTCCTATCGTCTAGCCCGGTCAAGGACATGAGACTTTCAATCTCAGTACATGGGTTCAAATCCCATTAGGATCACTGAATGAGTAATAGAACTATTGGAATAATTATTTTAAGTTTAGATGCATTGGCTGCTATTGGATTTCTTGTATACATAACATGTCTTATGCTAGGTAAAGATAATGATAAGTGATAATATTAAAAAACTTACAGAGAAACATCCACTTGTGTTTGCTAATATGTCAGAATCATCATACTCTGATCTGCCTGATGGATGGGTGAACCTTGTTGATGAACTATGTTCTAAACTGACTCCTCTACTAGTTGAGTCGTATGCCAATTATCCACTTAAGGAAGAGGAGTATATGATTGGTATCACCATTGACCAAATTAAAGAAAAGTTTGGTGGTCTTAGATTCTATTGTAGTTTTCTCACCGAAGATGCTGATCTCTGGGGCAAGGCTACGAATATAATTACGGAATATGAATACAAATCATATAATGTCTGTCAGATTACTGGCAAACCTGGAACACAATGTTCTGTAGGAAGACAGATTATTACATTATGTGAAGAAGAACGGGTTCGTATGAAGGGTATAATTATGAAGGAAGAACCGTTTAGATTTTGAGGGTTAGTTCAGTTGGTAGAACATACTACATCGAATGTATTGTTCTACTAAATATGTATATGACCAATAGACCTAAAACATCCATTTTTTGGAAAATAGATAAACAAGAACTAGAAAATCTTATAAAAAATGCAGATACTTTAGGAAGTGTTTTAAAACATTATGGTTATGAAAATAAAGGTGGCAATTCAAAAACGTTACAGAAACGTTTAATTCATGATAATATTGATTTTAGTCATATTCCTTTAGGGCGTGGAACAAATAAAAATAGACCTAAAGGGGGAAAGAAACTTCCTATAAATGAATTATTATCTAAAAATTCAAAACATTCTAGATCTAACTTAAAAAAAAGATTATTAAAAGAAAACATAATTACAAATATGTGTAACCAATGTGGTTTAACAAATTTATGGAACAATAAACCCTTGTCACTTCAACTAGATCATATCAACGGTAATGGAACAGACAATAGATTAAATAATTTAAGATTATTATGCCCAAATTGTCATTCACAGACAAACACATTCGCAGGAAAAAATAATAAGAAATAATATGGCAAAGTTTAAACCTATCGGCAAATACATTTGGGTCAAGACTACTTTTGGTGGAGAGAAGACCAACGAGTTTGGTATTATCTACCAAGAGCGTTCTAAGTCTAAGTTCATTTGGAGTACTGTGATTGCCATTGGTGATAAGTTAACCGAAGATATCAAGGTTGGTGATGAGATTCTTTGGGATGTCTCACAACTCAAGGGTGGCTATGGTGGAAACCATTTAGTGCATCAAGATTGGGTTCAAGCAACCAATTAAATAAATTTAAATTTATGCTCTTGGTATATTAGGAGTGGGTCTAGCTGCAACAGATCTTTTTGAATTAGTGGGTTGCATATTTTGTGCTATAGTATTTACAACATCACCACTTAAAGTTTTAGCTGTATTTAAAGCATTAGAAACAACCGGTTTAAGTGATCCTGCTATTTCTTTTGATGCAACTTTTACTCCAACACGTGGAAGAACACCTGCCACAAGAGCGGTACCCTGTTGCCCAAGTTGTGGTGTAATAGTTTTAAGTGCAGATGCTCCTAAGTTAACTGCACTACGAACTAATCCAGACTGTGCTGCTCCTTGCTCAATAGCGGTTGAAATTGGATTGGCAATAGCCTTTACTGCTGTTGATACACCTTTAGCAGCCGGAAGCAATCTTCCAGCTGATGGCAACACAGCTTCGAGAGCCTTTGCTCCTGCTTCTCCATATTCTCCTTCTGACGCAGCAAGACCACTTTCAATAGCTTTTACTCCAGCATTTAATGCGGTTCCAACTCCGGGAACAACTGTAGCTCCAACTAATAAACCAGTATCGGCTACAGTTTTAGCTGTTTGTAATGCAGATTGTGTATTTGCTAAAGTTTTAGCTTGACCAGATGCAGTTGATGTCATAGAGTTTCCAACTTCTCTTTGCTTTACTGAAGAAGTTTTTAATGCATCAAGATATTGTTGTTGCCCCGCATCACCTTCGGGATAATCCTTTCTTAAAGGACTTCTCATATTTTTGCTATCTTCTGCTGCTTGATTAGTTCCTGTAAATATATCAGCTAAGGTAACTTCTAAAAGATATTGTTTAAATCGCAGCATTGTTATTATATTTCCGTTTTTTATATTTTTATATCGAGCAGACTATCCATATTTGGTTTCTTTGCTCGTTTAATATTTGCATCAGCTTGTTTATCAAGATGGTCTTGAATTGTTTTTTTTGAAGCTATTATAGAATCATAATCAGAATCACTAATATTTTTTCCTTTTGCTTTCAAAAGGGTATCACTTGTATGTTTAGTGATATGTTGCAGTGCATCAAATAAATCTGCTTCTTTTGGTTTACCTTCTTCATCAGTAGTGAGTTGTTTGTGCAATGCACCAAAGTGTTGAGGGTCATCACCCAAAATGGTAGATATTGATCCACTTAGATGCTTTTTAAATTCTCCATTGGAATCAAAATCATCTTCTCCTGCATGTGGAAGTTCATTTTGTACAAAATTTAAAAATTGTCCAAGTACATGATCTCTATGATCATTTACTTTTGGTTGTTTATCTTTATAATCAAATGGAACAATTTCATTTGCTTCCAATAAATATTGCTTAAAGGTCTTCATACTATGGTATTTATAAACTCAGCCTGTTATCTTGTTTAGACTTAATGTAAGTATTAATTTTATCAAGATACCCAAGATTTCTGAGTTCTTTAAAAATTAAATTTCCATGTGAAAATTCACCATATTTGGCAATACTACCAGATCTCATATTTTTAAATTTTTCTTTCAATTTATGAAATGATTCATCCTCAGCATTTGAAGCAATCAAAGAATCTATTTGTTCAATATATTCTTGAACTTTCTTTATAATATTTGGATTATTAAGATTTACTTCTTGGTAAACTGGTTCAGACAACCATTGGTTTTTGGTTAAACTATAAACTCCTTGGTCTTTAGAAAACCCATCATTCATATCTTGAGCATATATTTCAACATCATTACCATGTATTGTTATATCATGTGTAAGTGACCATAATTGTTTTTTATCTTTTAAATAGTCATCAATAAAATCTGGGCAATTAGGAATAGCATCAACATCAACTAAAATATGAAGATCGATATCAGATTGTGGGGTGTAATTATAATTTGCATTACCACCAACTAAAATTAAATCTTTAATGGCTTCAGATGGAATATTTGCCCATGAAACCCAAGTATGTCCAATTTCAACTAATTTATCTTTAACATCAGATTTTAAGGAATACCCATCCCAGATCTTTGGATTCAATTGTTCATGATATTGAAGAGTTGATTTTAATTCTTCTTTTAAAAAATTAGCAAATCCAACAATTTTTGATTCATTAGACTCTTGGTGTTTTTTCTTTGATATTTCAATAGCCTGTAACTGAGCAACTGCTTTATCTTTAGATGGGTGCTTACCCAAAACTTTTTTTCCAGACGAATCGAGAACATACCATTTGGCACCTATATGTTTGATCATAAAAATATTTATAAAGAAACAACCCCGAACATCTCGGGGCTGTTGTATGTGAATATAATTTAGTAAGAATCTTACTCAGACGGGGAATGACCTTCAATTCCGTAATCTTCACCAATTTCATCTTCAACACCAAATGCTGGGAAGTTCTTTTTAAAGAATTGGTATGCTGCCATTCCTTGTTTGTACACTGGGTGATCTTTAGAATAACCTTCAACTTTTCCAGAAGAGTGTTTCTTTAAAGCGTCAATGTGTTCTAATGCTTCTTTTCTAATTTCTGGTGAAATACCACGTTGACCATTTACACTTTGGTTTCCCATCATAGGATGTGAACCACTTTTCATTAATTTTTCAAATTCAAGCATTCCAACTTGAGAAGGATCTTCCATATCCTTATCAGTAGCTTTTACTGGAATGTTATATCGGGCTTCGGTTAGAATTCTTGGGAATCCACCATAAGTGAATTGACCACCAGAAATTTCTCTACCTTCTTTAATATTCTTCTTTTTCTTCTTATCTACAATGGCTTTCTTAATAGCCTTATCTTTAGATCCAAAATATTCATCCTTAGCGGATTCTACTTTACCATCACCATCATAGTCTTTGCCAGCCTTCTTATCAGATTTCTTATCATCCTTCTTGCCAGTCTTTTTGGATTTATTAAATTTACTAATATCAAATCGCTTCTCAAGAAGATCAATTTGGGACTGAAGTTGTTCGCAGATATTTTTGTAGTATTGTTCTAAGTAATTCATATTATTATTTAGTATTTGACTTGTGTAGATTTACCTGTATAATAAGAGGAACATGGATAATAAAACTTTAGAAGAACTCATATATGAATTTGGTCAAGTTTTATACCGTATTGGTAGGCTTGAAACTGATGGTAAAGATACTCAAAAAGACTATAATAAACAAGTTAAAAGAAAAGAAGAATTGATGAATCTTTTTGAAGATCATTTTAAATCACCAAATAAAAAATTATCTCAATCTTTGGGAATATTTTGATCTTTGGGGAAAGTAGCAGCAATAATTTCTTTAGCTTGTTTTGAAGATATTCCTTGACGAGCCATAGAAGCCCAAAATTTATCCATCATTGTTTTTTTAACATCAGTTAGTTCATCACTTCTATTTGAACTAATTTCTGATGTTTCAACATTAAAAACATTACCTTCATTTATGTTATTCATATAATTATTTATTGAAATTACTATGGCAAAAACAAGAAAAACGTCCAAATATGCAAAAAGGAAGATTAAACCACTACCTCCTATTGTAAAACCGGTATATCCAGAATACATTCAAAATTTTATTGATAAAGTTGAATCGTCTTTACCATATACTGTAAAGGTCGATCAATATACTGGAAGTACATCATATCAAATTGGAATATTAAAAAAGATTGGTAATGTGCATAGATGTATTTGGATGTCTAATTTTGTAGATGACCCCAAATGGTTAGAGGTATTTTGGACAAGCGAATCATTTAAAAATTCCTAAATATTTGTAACATGTACGACAAATACTTCCAAGCAACTCCAATTACAATCGGTTCAAAAATTCCAAAGCACAAAGGTATTTTATTCTCTGGTTCATTAGTAGCAGGAGCTGGAGTTACTTTGAGTCTAGTAAACACTTCTGGTGTAACTTTTAATACAGTTATTACATTTGATAATACACCAAACTTTTTCCCAATGCAAGTGTATGCTATTCCAAATACATTACCAACTGGTATGACCGCGTATTATGTAAATTAATATGTCTAAAGACATTCGATGTCTCATTACCAACAACCTTCTTAAGAAGGGTGAATGGTTTTGGCTTTCGTGGGAAATGGATGCTGCCATCTCAGCACCTGGTCTAGCAGAATTAGAAATGCGCCGTCATGATCCTGACGATGACTTTGCTAGAATGCTGTGGCAAGAATGGGAATGGACTCGGGAAATCGGAAACCCAGATCTTTAATTTCTTAAAAATCTAGAAATCTTTTGTGATACTGATTCCTTGACTGTTTTCCAGTTCTTGGTAGGAAGTTCGTATTTACCTTCATCTTCTGGTTCTTCTTCATCACCGATTACACCATCTGATGCATCGTCAATAACAGCATTTACATTGCCTGCTGGTTTAATATCATGAGCCCATGGAAAAGAAGGCAGTCTACCAATTTCTTCTGTACCAGAATCTGGATCTGTTGGATCATATGAGTCATCCGCATCTCCATGATATCCAGTTTCTACACGTTGAACATCACTACCAGCAGCCTTTTTTTCAGCTCTGACTTCTGCAACTCTATCCTGAAATCCCTCAAAATCAAAATCACTAAGTTCGCCCTTGCCGGATTTTGCAGCTTCTGCTGCTGCTTTAGCAGCAGCTTCTCTATTCTCACGCCGCTTTGCAGTATCTGCAGCTTCACGAGCTCTTTTTGCAGCTATTCCTGCTTCACTGCGATTTGGCTTTTTAGCTTCAGTAAGCATTTCACCTTTACGTGCGGCTTGTTCAGCTAGCATATCAATACCATTTTGTTGAGATTGCATAGCGGCTTCGTTTAAGGAATGAATCCAACCGTAATAACCTTTGTTCTTCATATTATTATTTAGTTGACACAAAAGTTCTATATGCTATACTCCTGTTATGACTTACGGTTCACATGGTGCAGGTAAAGGAAGTTCTCCTAGACACGTAAATTTAGAACAATATGGTAAAAATTATGAAGCAATTTTTAAAAAGAAGCCAGTAAAGAAAAAGTCTAAAAAATCACCTAAATAAATTACGCAAGAGTACTCAAGCGGACAACGAGGGCAGACTGTAAATCTGCTGATTAATTTCTACGAAGGTTCGAATCCCTCCTCTTGCATTGGTATTGTTGATATCGGATTGAAAATTGTCCAACACTCGGGTTCGATTCCCGACAGGTCCATTAGGCATATTCATAAGATCCTGCAGTCTTATGGTGAGCCGAGCCAAATCCTCGTAGCAGCGGGGTACCGCCCTATGGCATGTCATAGGGCTCTTAAGGGCCTGACCAGGTTTCGATTGGCGGTGAGTAATGAAGAAGGAGATACCCGACACGGGTAACAAGTGTCGTAAATAAACAGTTGCAAATCATGATTGCTAACCAATTAGCAATGGCTGCTTAAAGCAGTGGGGTTTGGTCTCCCGCATCTGAATCGACCCAAATCCTCGTGAAAACGAGGATTTGTTATTTGACTTACTCTTGGATATGTGTACAATATGACTATGGAAACGCCTAAAGAGTTACCTAAAACAAATAAATATTTTATTAAAGATTCAGTGTTAAAAAATATGGATAAAGCCAAGCAAGCTAAAAAAATGTATAAATCTCCTAAACATTACGAATACGATCCATCTCTAAATGGTTTGACCGAACCTGGGTCAAACCAAAATGCTATCAATCAAGCACTCAATGCTAGAATGAAAGAATTAGAGATTAAAAATGAACATTTAGTACAACGACTCAAACAACTGGAAACCATTCTTACATCTAAAAACTTTACTGACTTTACTGACAAATTAGAAGAACTCATGGATAAACTCGATGATCTTCAATCCAGAGTTGATTTACTTGACGAATAAATAAACCGGAGTATATTATTATTATGCCTAACTCAAAACAACGTATTACTAAGCGTGCTCATAAGAAGCGTGAAGAACGCATGAAGCGCAATCGTATTCAGAGCCTTATGAAGGCTCGTGTTGGTACACTTCGCATTCTTGACGCGAGTGGTCAACTTCCTGTGTGTGTCAAGCAAAAGAGACTGCCCAATGGCTAAAACTGCCACAATGATGTCGTTTGATGAACTTCGCAAGAAGTATGATCATATTGATTGTTTTTTCACCTATTATAATGGAGAGAAGTCTTCCTTTGATTTTTATGGCACTGATGCAAATGGAACTGAGGTTCGAATTTCCATTGGTGGATGTCCTGCATGGATCAAGACCATTGAGTTTGGTCCGAAAGACCCTCTAAATATCAGTGATTCAATTGAACGTCATGTTCGATTTGTTTCTGTAACAGATAACCGTGGTAAGCAAGTTTACGAACAATTTTTTGATGTCTAAAGGAAACTAATGGGAAATTCAGATTATAACGATTTTAGAAATTGGCAAAATGGTGACGATAGCGAAGAGAATAATCCAAATAACGGATTCTTCTTCTTTGGTAATACTAGTCCAGAATTTAAGAAAATGTGGGATCAAATGCGTAATGGTGAAAACCCTGCCGATAGTCTTCGTGACTATCTTAACATGGATGACATGTTGGATAAATGGGCTCAAGAGAATAAGAAGAAACCATTTAACCAAAACAATCCACCAAAGCCTTCTCGTAGACCTATTAAGAATAAGCCCAAGACTACTCCATTTACTCAAGAAGAATATTTTAAACTTATTGAGATTCGTGGATACCTTGCTATTCAAGAACAGTATGCACATGTTAAGGCATTAGATAAGTTGCTTAATCAAATTGTTATTAAGCCTATCGATAATCCAGGAGAATTCCAATGACATACATTGCAGGTGAAGCATATGAGAAGGGCTACAAAGCCCGTATGGGCGGTGCAGAGAAGGCATCCAATGTATATGAGTCTACTAGTGTTTATTGGCAGGAATGGGCTACTGGGTGGGATGATGCCCACAATAAGATAATCACAGAAGCCAGATCAAATGCTGGCTGTTCAAAGCCTAAGTGTTGTAAGAACTTTATTCAGGATTAAGTTGTTCTTAACCAAGAACTAAATTTTTTTAGTTCTGGCGACAATCTTTCTAAATTAAATTGATCCTCTCTAGGCAATGTCTGGAGAGGATTATTTTTTCCAACAGCAATAACACCAAAATCACTGCTAGACTGTATTCCCAATTTTGATTTTTCTACTGGTTGAGAGCCGCCCCTAGTTGTTCTTAGAGAGATTCCTTTTCTTAAGATTGTTTCAGCATCCGCAACGCCTATTGGAATTAACTCTCTTCCTTTTTTTGTTGCCAATCTTAACGACACTTCATCATTTTGTGGAAAGGTTTGGCTCATGTAATGGGTGCGAAGTTTATCTTTAACTACAGGGTCTGAATAAAACGGAGCAAGAATCTCAGATCTTATTCTTGCAGATTCTCTTGTATCACCAGTTTTTGTTGCCAATGCTCTTGCTATATGGGCAGGGGTTCCAGAAACAGTTGGGAACCCTTTGACACCACTAACTTGTGTATCTTTAAAAAACTCTGTTGGATCTATATTTACTTGCCCCCTGGCTTTTATATTTTTTGCATCAAAAGCTTTAATGAGATCTTTAGGATTTTCTAAATCTTCTAACCCCTCTAAATTTCCCAAACCATAGTAATCCGGTTCCCCGTGTGTTGATATTTCTTTTTCTGCCGAGTGTCTGAATTGGCCATGCCATTTTTGAGCAATTTCCGCTCCTCGATTTCCCAATCGTTTCATTATCTCAAGTGCAGTTGGAATACTTTTTTCTAACTCAGTTCCTGCTGCATATTTTTCTGCAGATCCAGCTTTTAGATAAGGCTGCTTCTTCTGCTTGTCTTCTTTTTGCTTTTCATCTTCATATCTTTGTCTTAATATTTCAGCGGTAGTTTTTAATTCTTTTCCGCTTATTTCTAGAGGCTCAATTTCGTGAGCATTTGTTCTTGTTGCCACGTTTATTTCATCATCCTTTACAGAGTCCGTATAATCCTTGACAACACTTTCATTCACGATTTCTAATCCTTTTAGACCATATTCTTCCAAGAAACTCTGTGGATTCATAGAAATAAAATGCACTTCTCCGGTATCAGAATTTCTTATGGCCAGCTTTCCTTTGCCATTTCTTCTCTGATATCTTTGTAGATAAGACTTGCTTTCACTCTCTGGAACATGTCTCCATGCTTTGGCAGATTTGATTCCTTCATAGTGGTCTGGGCATACATCAAACATCTCACATGAATTTTCAAATCCTAGTATAGATTTTCTTTTCATGACACCTTTTTGCATAGGTAAATCTACACCAGATACTCCTCCAGTATTAGCTGAAGGTGATGAAGCGGGTCCACCTAAATTAGCAGACCCCATATCTTCCACTAAATCAAGATAACTTAATTCTCCATTTGACTCACATGCAATCAAACCTTCAACAAAAAAGTTTAAATGCTCAAAATTCATTCCATAATTTTTAGCTTCTTCTGAAAACATTTGAAGAGCTGGAATGTAAGATGCTAAACTTGCTTTTGTTGTTCCATAAGGTAATTGAGCAAATATTTTTTTTAATTTGATAACAAAATATTCAAATGGATCCAGACTGCTTTCTGGCTTAATGATATTTCCTTCAGAATCAATTACTCCCGCCGAATAGGCGGATAAAGAAGTAAATGGTGCACTTATAGCTTCCGCAAACTTATAATAAAAAAATGCTGGAACTAGAGGGTTGGTTCTCATATTAAATATTTATGATTCTGTGATAGACAATTTTTTATCTATACGAGTTTCTGTATTAATTTTATTATAGTTAACTTCTGGGATATCTTGAATATTAAATTCTAGAAAAACCAAAAAAGACTTCAAATATGAATGAAGTCTTGTTTCAAAATTAAAAAATAAAATTCTAGCACAATTTTCTTCGCCAAATACATTTCTTAAAATTATAAGATGGTTGAGTATTAACCGTTCTCTTATTGCTTTTAAAGTCTTTTGTTTATGTGCTTTTTGTAATAGGCGTTTAATATATTTGATGCGTTTTAAATCATCAATGTATTCATTTTTCCCAGAACACTCTGGGTTGAAATAACAACTTTGACAGAAGTTGTTAAAGTTTTCTTCTGTCAAATGTTGTTTTTCATTCATATAGTATTTAATGCATACATCCACAGTCAGTACTACCGCCAACTTCTTGATTAGGTTCACTAGGGGCAATTACTAAAAATACACGTCGCAATCCGTTTGGGTTCTTTTGAACACTAACAGAAAGTTGGAGTCCATGACCCAATTTTTCTGTAATGCCATCGCCCTGATTAAAGCCCTTCTTATTAACATCATCATATGGGTTTTGACCATATACACCGAGTTGTGGACTACCATACTGAACAAGTGGGAAATTTGTTACACCATCTTGATTTTCTGCTTTTTTGCAATTCTTTGCATCAAAGTCAAAACCAAAATGATTTAACTTTAGTTTAACTACAGCCAATACACCCTCGGGATCAATGTAATCCTTTGACGAAAAGGCACTAAGCATGGCATTGATTGCGTCTATTGAATGTGGGAGTTTAATATTAAACGTCCCTTTATCGCTTAGAGCACTGAGACTACCGCGACCAGCATCACCAATGTAAAGACCACCACCAAAAGTATGTTCTGGTGCATTTTCATGTAAGGTATCGATTTTAGATAATAGTTGTTTAAATTTCATGGCTTCCTTTTATTTAGACTCGTTTAAATGCCCCCAAAGATTTGGGTCATATTTTAAATTTTGAATAGAATTGATTGTGTGTTCAACAATTTCGTGGTTGATTATATTGTCATTATTTTCATAATGTAATACATTAGTTTCTTCTTTTAACATAGATGAAACAGACTTTGTGCTCCAGGTTCGACAAGCCCAATATCTTGCTTTCCAACGTGGTCCTGGATTCTCACAATGATGTCTGGCACGAAAACTCTTTCTTCGTGCTGGATTATCGCGCTTAATTTCCATATTAGGGTCACCAAAATTTACTTTAACAACATTACCTTTATCATTTTTAACATATACTTTATACTTTTTTACATCACCTGACATAATTTTATTAAGTTTAATTTTTTTCTTTGAATCTTCGTATATTTCAATTTTATCACCAAATTCATTATATGATGTTGTATATACATTATCTACAAATCCCATTACAGTTTCTGGTAAAAATGTTTCTGCAATTTCATTATTATTGTTATCAATAAAAATAATATTTACCGCATTCTCATTAATTTCTACAGAATCAACATTAAACATCTTTCCATGTTTATTAATAACAATATCAAAAGGTGATAATTTGTCTGCTTTGATTTCATCAAAAGACATATTTACTACATTACCAGTTCCTTCAACAACAAATTGTGTTGGTTGTGCAGGTTCAGTAATAGTTTCTTTATTAAACCACTTGCCAAGACCAGATTTTTCAAATACTGTTTCTACTAAATGTTTGGCTTTATTTGATATCATTTCCAGTCCTTATTTTGTTTTTCACCTTTTTTATGACCATTATCTGCACGATTGTTCGATTTTTTACGAACACGTAAATTATTTATACTGTTAGATCCACCCGAACGTAATGGTTTGCGATGGTCGATATCTTTTCCATCTCCCTTTTTAACAATACCTTTCTTCTTCATCAATTCTCTTGCACGAGTTCTTGCAGCTCGTTGTTTACGTTGTTTGGATTTACCATGATAATTTCTATATTCTAGTTTATAATCTCTTTGATATTCATCATTTAAGAGAGTTAATAAATCATGAAAGAGTTCTGAGTCTTCATCAATTCTAGCATTTATATTATCATATATTGTAAGTAAATTAATGTTGGTTGCATCAGAAGCTTCTAGTAAATTAACAATTCCACTTTCAAGAAGTTCTGCTTCTGTTTCATTGATTAAATTTATTTTTAATAATGATTCTAAAACAAAATCATTAGTAAGAGATTCAATCAATATATCATTTACAATGAAACAACCTTCACCTAAAAGTTTTGTAGCTATTTTTTCATTTCTTACAACAGGAATTTTAGTAGTTTTTCCATTTATAGTTACATAGTTGAATTCAACTACATTGATATCTTTTGGTGCAAATCCTGGTAACAAACTTGCATTAAAATCAAAATCAAATGAATTTGCAACAGCATTAGCAAGTACACCACTTACATCAATTTGATCTTTTTGAACGACAAGATCTTTTAAGTTTAGTTTTGGTTGTTTAGGAATTCTAGCTTCGATGATAGCTTTAAACTTACTCATCTTTTCCGCTGCTGCTGGCTTATAGTTTGCAATATTATCAACAGCAGTTAGATCTTTTGAAGGTTTGGCTTCTAATGCTGCAGTCTTTGAAATCTCATTAAAATAAGCGTCATTCATTGGAAAGACACCGTTTACAGTTATAACATGTGTTGGAGCAATTTCTGGTGCCGTAATACCATCACCACGTAACATTAATTTTAATAACTTATCACTAACAATTTGAGAAAAAGGATTGTTTGTAGACTTCTTTACAGATTTTACAATATCTTTCTTAAATTCAGAAATTTTAGTTTGATAATTGTCTAGACTTGCAATTGGATTTAGGTTTCCATTATTATCAAGTACGGTTCCTTGTTCTACACCATTATCATCAATAACTGGTGTATTTTGTAATTCTTCCATATATTTTGGATTTGAAAGAATTGCTTGTAAAGAATCATTGGAAATAAGTGTAGATGAAAAGCCTTTAGAAAGCTCTCGAATATTTTCAAGTACCTTAGATGTATTTTCTTGAGAGGGTTGTGCAAATTCTTGTTGTAATGCTGATGTTAATGCAGATGCCAAATACCCTTTAAAATTTTTATTCTTTTGATCAAAAGCTGTGGTAGATACACTCATCTCACCACCAGCAGCAATTTTAAATCGGTAAGTTCCGCATTGCATATCACTGGAACCTTCACTGTTAACAGATTTGGATCCTTGTTCAATATTTGAAACTAAATCTTGAATACATTGATCGCCAATCTGACTAAGAATCTTTCTAGCTTGACCAAATGCCGCACGAGTAAATTCCATCGCGGCTGGAGATAATGCTGTGTAAGTAGATATCTCTTGATCGCTTGCACCTGCCTTTGTTTTTGCAAGAAATACCAATGCATTTAAAACTTGTTGATTATATGGAAGATCGGATCCAGGATTAATACCATATTTAACAGACAAGTCTTCATAAGACATATGGTCAAAATCAACTGCAGTCGGAGGATTTCTAATGGATTTAAAATAATCCTGTCTAACATTCATGGGAACCATAGCAAGCTGTTCTGGACCCATTTGACTCAAAGCATCCGTCATTTGTTGAGGTGTTAGTTTTCTAGGTTTTTGTTGTGCAGGAGTTTCTGCCTGTGCAGGTTCCGCTTCTTGTTTGGCTTCTGAACCTTTTTCTTTTGGTTCTTTCTTTTCTGTTTTCTTTTCTTTAGTATCTCCAAACAAAAGCACAGAAGCTCTTGTTTGTTCAAATTTAGGATCGGAGGTAATTTGATTTGCTTCAGGAATACTTAATTCCTGGTCATTCAATTTGGTATGAGTATCTTTATTATATGAATCTTTAAAAATTAATTGGATTGTACCACTTTTGGTTTTAACCGCAATAATCTCACGTACCAATTCATCTTTAGATTTTCTATCACGTGGAATCTGTCGTGCACGTTCAACACGTTTTCTTGCAGCATCTTTTGATTTTTGGTCACTCGAGCTTGCTTTTGCTTGCTCTTTAGCTACCGCTTCCCCAGTACCGGTATAATCTTCGGAAATAGTACGGGCCTCAAATAATTTAGTTAAAAGGTGTTTGAAGTTCATCTTCAAATATTTATGTATCCTTAGAAGGACGATATTGTTCCAAAGGATTAAAAAGCCTCAATTTTTGACAACTTTTGATTTTACCGGTTGAAACTTTATATAATTGAGCAGGATCCATACCATTTTGTTTAGCATATTGTTTAATATTATCCACTACAATAATTTGGTTAGTTTCCATATGAATAAAGGTCGCTTGTTTTGGGACACCAACTTTTTTCTTTACTGGTGCCTTTACTTTGGTATGGCTTCCAGGTTCAGATTTCACTGCACGAAGTTCAACAGCAGTCCACCCCTTATATGTCTTTCTCTTACCATTTAATAATTCACAAATTTTAACTGCAGTTAAACCATTAGCAATTGCAAATTGCGTCATGCTTGAAAAAAATACTTTTTCATCAGTATCTACACGTTTTAACCAATAACCATTTTGTACTTCGGTTTTACTTTTCCAAGTCCAGTAACGCCCTTGTCTATAAAAAAAACCACCATGTTCTTCCACAAACTTATTTCTATTAGACTCTGATCTAGAATTATCATTCATCTTTGCCCATAATCGTGAATTACGGCTATTTACAGACTCTTCTATAGTTTTAATATTATGATATTCCATTTGCATTCCTATATTTGTTGATTAAAGTTTTTAAAGATTTGACATAATGCAATGGATTACCTTGAAAAACCTGTTTAATTCCATCTTCACATGCAATTAATATTGCAAAATTTTCAATAATCATACCAGTTCTTTCTTGATACATTAATGCATATGCAGTAGCCTGTGCAAAATAATTATCAATATCCTGGAGACGTTTTTCTTTGGTACTAGCTTTAAAATCGATGATAGAAAGTTTTCCATCATATTCAGCAATACAATCAGTTCTTCCTGCTAGTCCTAAAGTTTTTGACCATAAAGGACTTTCTATAGCAACTATATTATCGATCTTATCAAGTTCTGGTTTTATTAATGCAAATAAAGCTTTATTTTGTGATAACATTTCATCATAGTGTAAATCTTCATTTTTTAAATATATTTCAACAGTACTATGAAATTTTGTTCCTCTACTTAAAACTCGTCTGCTTTCTTCGGGATTCTTTTCTCTCCATTTAGCAAAAAACGCCTGTTTTTGCCAACCAACAACTGTGGTAACACTTGGGAAGTCACCATCTGGAGTAGTATAAAACCGTTTTCCGTTTTTATATGCTTCTATTAATGATTCAGATAATACGGTAGGTAAATGGATAAATTTCTTATATATCATACACATATCTCAATACACATTATATCACCGTTGTTGTAAAATGGTAGAATATCTTCCCAATTGTGAACGGCTTAATCCAACTTGACCCTGAACATCAGATCCGGTGGCTTTAAATAATCCCAAATCTGCTACTTTTTTACCAACTCCACCACCATTTAATGGAATTTTAGCATTTTCTATTTCTTCAAATGGTTTTTTTGTTTTAGCTTTAGATGTTACTTCGTCTTTTACTTTTTCTGAAGTATTATTTTTATCTGTAATCTTATCTTCAACTTTTGCTGGAGTTTCATCTTTGACTTTTGCTGGAGCTTCTTGTTTAACTTGAGCCGGAGCTTCATCTTTGACTTTTGCTGGAGCTTCTTGTTTAACTTGTGATGGAGCTTCTTGTTTAATTTGAGCTGGAGCTTGTTGAGTAGCTTTAACTTCGGGAACTTCTTTACCTTTTGATACAGCATCTTGAGCAGATTTAGATCCACCACTGGTAGAAGCTTCTTTAGTAGCCTTGGTTTCAGCTGAAGAAATTACCTTAGTTTCAGCTGGTGCAGTTTTTGTTGGAGCTTCTGCTGTACGAGCAGTTTCACCAGTTAATTTATTTGCAATTTCTGAAACTCTTGCACCAGAACTAGAAGGTTCTACAAATGATATTTTAGTAGAAGCTGGTTCTACTGAAAAAGGTTTTGATGCTTCTGGAGTACCTGCTGCTAATTGAGCAGCAAGAGCAGCGGCTCCTATCCATTTTTTAAATTTTGGGGATACAAATTCCGTGTATTGTCCAGTACGCTTGGAAGATACCGGTTGTGGTGTAGGGGGAAGAGGGGCTTCATATCCAGCTCTAACACGTCCAGCAGTTTCACCCGGTAATTTTGAACCTGTAATTTTTGCGCCAACCGAAAATCCTGGTAAACTTCCAATAAAACTACCAGTAGTTTTTTCTAAAGATCCTACAGCTTTTCCTTTTTCTTCTTCTTTTGCCCCAGCTTCGATATCTTTAGCTGTCATATATCCCATTGTACCGGCTAGAGCAACATTGGTGGCTGCTTTTGCCGCAGTTTGGGTTACTGCCTGAGCTGCGACTCCAGCCGCTTTACTAGCAGCTAATTGACCAGCTTTGTTGGCAACCATTCCTGCAAGTCCAGGAATAGCTCTACCAAGACCACCAGTTAAAATACCAAGAGCAACATCTTGTCTAACTTTATCTGTATCAGTAATGTGTTCCCATGCTGCCTGAGCCGTTCTTTCTATAGACCCTTTATTATCATAAGATAAATGAGCAGGAGTAATCATTTTAGAAGGTCTTGCTTCTTTACCTCCAACATTACCACCACCTTCGGTAGGTCCTTGGAGCATATCATCTTCTTGTTTTGCTCCTTCAGAAGAATGAGCAAAACCACTTCCTACTTTTTCAATATAAAGAGGTTTTGATGTGCTTCCTACAAGCTTTTCATATTCTTTTGGAGAAAGTTCCGCTGCCATTCCCGGAGTTTTATACAATACTGCTAATCTTGCTTGATGTTCATTCGTAGCTGGAAGACCTAATTTTTTATTTTCTTCTGTAGCTCTTGCTTGTTCTGCGGCAACTGCATCTTCAAACTTTTTTCTACTAGCAGAAACTTTTTTAGGAGCAAGAACAGTTTTCTCCCCAGGATCACCAGATCCCAAATCTTCTTTTTCAAGTAATAATTTATTATTATACCTTTCAAAAAGAAGCGATTCTACTAATTGGTTTGATTTATGCATTGTGAGTGATCCTTAACTAATTAGCGTCTTCGTAATGAATCTGGAGGAGTTTGTCCTGGTCGTGAAATTAGACTTGGAGCTTTATTATAATTTACTGACCCAACTCCACCATATGGTGGAGTCTTTTGTGGTTGTGCTACTCTACTGAGCAAATCTGGTGTAAGTGGCATTCTATTATCTCTTGCTAATAGATTTGGTGCGTTTACATTTGCTGGTTTAGAAATTAAATTTGGAACTCCAACTTTTCCTGGTTGTGCAGCTCTTTGAGCAAATTTGGCATTTTCTTTAGCTTTATTTGCAGTTTGTTGAGCTTGATTAATACCAGATGCCATATTTTTTGCAACACCTGCAACAAATCCAGGTTGTGCTTGAATATTAGAAACTTCTTGACGAGCAGCAGCTTGACGTTCTGCAGGAGTCATGTTCTTGAAACGGTCTAGTTCAACTTGTGATTTATCAACCTGTCTTGTAAGTTCGCCACCCTTTTGTGCCATAGCAGTGTTTTGCTTATCATAGGTTTGATTGAATTGGTAAGAAGATATTGCTCCTTGACGTGCTTCTTCTGATCCATAACGACCCGCACCAGCTACTTTATTAAGCATGGAACTTTCGCCTTTGTCAAATGCATTATAATCTTTGCCAAACTTTGACTTATAGTCAGCATAAGTCATGTTTGTACCTTGAATTCTTTGTCCTTGCATTTTGTCATAGCGATCTTGTTTGATCTTATCTGAAACAGCTGCATCTTCTTGCTTTTTAATTTCAGCTTCACGACCAACAGCATTTTGAGTGGATTGAGCAAGATTTTCAGTACTTCTTCCAAGAGTTCGTTGCATCGCACTATCTACACTATATTTTAATGGATCATCAGCAACATTTCCACCAGTTTGTGTTGGTCCTTGATATGCTTGATCTCGTGCTGCGGATGCGGAACCAACTTTGGGTGCCATACTTGTAGAAAGTTTTTCTCTTACTTTAGATTCTAAACCGGAATCACCCTTTGAAAGACTTCCACCTTTCATATAAACATTTGCCATTTGAAGTTCGGCATTTTCTTTTGCAGTAAGAGAAGCAGGATCTTTTCCAGATAGTCTTTCTACAGTAGCAGCAATTGCCGAAGAACGAGTTTCTCTATCTTTATCAGCTCTAAAAGTTTTTAATTTTTCTCTATTTTCTGGAGTATCGGATGGTAAATTTGGATTACCATTTAAACCCATTTGAAGTCCCTGTGCTGCTTTTGCTTGATCGCCAACATTACCACCACTTTCAGTTGGTCCTTGCAACATAGAATCTTCTGGTCTGGATTTATTAAATGCAGATGCTTCATCTTCTTTAGTTCGTCGTACATTTGTTTCACGTTGAGTTTTACGTGCAGTTTCTTGATCCTGACGTTTTTGTACATTCTCAGCGTATTTTTCTGGATTCTGGTCTTTCCAACTAGGTCTTGTGGAAGTATTGCTACCAACTGATGGTTGATTAACTTCATTCAGTGCAAAAGGGTTGACAAGACTATTTTTAGCATGTGCAATGCTACTAGGAAGAGCTTTATTTTCTTCTCCCATCAATGTATGTAAATATTTACTAACATCTTTAGTAGTATTGGTATTAGGATTAAAAGAATTTTGACGAATTGTATTCTTTTCGTTCAAAATACCATTAATGCTATCTTTTAATGAATTTTTCTTTGGTTCGAAGGTTTCGGACTTTTTATTTAAAAAATCCTTGACTTCCCAGTAAAAGGCTCTATTATTTTTATTATCCATGGGTATCAAATATTTAGAATTTTCTAAATACTTAAAGCGTATGTCGAAACAGGTTCTCCTGCTCAACTTCGACCAATCTCCTATAAATGTTATCAATCTTAATAAGGCATACAAGCTTATTTTGAAAAATAAAGTTTATGTGGATTACGATTCAGAAAATTTTCATGAAGTTCAATTAGTTAAGAATGTTATTAAAATTCCTAAAGTTTTAATTCTTAAATATTACGTTAAATTACCACATAAAAAATTAGCCCCATCTAGACAAAATATCTTTCGTAGAGACTCTTATTGTTGTCAGTATTGTGGAAGGGATTTATACAAGGAAACTGCAACAATTGACCATATTACACCCCGAAGTAAAGGTGGATCATCTTCGTGGACCAATTTAGTAACTGCATGTAAAGATTGCAACCTATATAAAGGTAGTAGATCTTTAAAAGAAGCCAAAATGCAACTTAAAACTAAACCAAAAGAACCTACTTATGGATTCTTTCTTGAATCTATTATGATTTTATTTAAAAAGGATTGAACATGCCAACTTATGCATATGTGTGTGAAAAGTGTGATCACAAATTCGAAGTATCTCTTTTAATTAAAGATAGAGAAACACCAACTAAAGATCCATGCCCAAAATGTAAGAAAAAGAAAATTATTAGAGATTGGTCAGACTATTCAACGGGTAATGGTGGAATAATGATGGATGCCACTCTATCTCCTTCAAAGGTGTGTGGTAGTGCGTGGAAAGAAGTTTGTGATCGAATTAAAACCAGCGGTCACGTTCCTAAACGATTCCATGAAAAATTGGATAGATCATCCGATTTTCGTAATGGTAGTTTAGATTAGCCCTTGGATTCTATCAAAGCTTTTAAAACATAATAACTGTCAATAACATCTGTGACAGGATTACTTAAAGTTTTCTGATCAAACATTGATTTTAAATCAGTGTTTGTTTCTTTACTGAAGGTATCGTACATTACCTGTTTATCAGCATTACCTTTGCCTGTGGCGCATTTCTTTACTTTAGATGGCTCTACGATGGTTACAGGAATGGCATGCTTGTAGAGCTTATATTTAAGAAGCCCCATGTTCTCAGCTAAATTGAATACTCTACCTTTTGCACCATATGCATAACCTTCCATACCAACATCCGCAGCACCAATGCAAAGATTGGTTGCCCATTCTGATATGGTGTCAAATCGATCTACATCTTGTACGTATTCTTGAAATGATTCACCAGTAATATTTGATGTAATTTTATTAGCATACTTTTTAGTATTGGTAAGATAATAAAAAAAACAATTCTCAAACTTAAAGGTCTTGCGTTCATCAAATATACACAAGCAAGGGCAAGTTATAGAATAATCGATTCCTATTAACATATGATACATGGATATTTATTCCGAAAACCAAGGCCAGTCACAGACTTCCTGTTTCATAATAGTATCTATCCATGGATAATAATAATCAATTTTTGCAGCACCATTATCCAAAACAGATTGTGTTTCTGGATCTATACTCATAAAATCAATTATACCTGCTAACTTACCATTATCTTCAAATACTGCACCACCAGAATCACCAAAATATATTGATCCTTTATTTGCAAGCATTCTCATAATCTGACCATTGTCTTCGATCAAACTTCCATAATAACTCATCACACCTTTTTGACTTACTTTTTTATAGCCTAGACTCCAACCAACAGTGATTAAAGATTCACCGGGAACTAATTCAAAAGTTGTTTTTATAAGATTTGTTGGTGGTTCAACACAATCTTCCTCAAGAATACAAATAACAATATCATTGATTAACATTCCAGTATAATATGGTTCTTTAGTAATTACTTTTATAATTCTTACTAGTTGTCCACTATGTGTCCAGAAATAACAAGGAAAATTATCAGGATCACTAAAGCAATGTCTCGCACTCAGTATTGCTCTTGGATGAATTAAAACCGCTGAACCTATTATATCAACATGTTGTGTAACTAAAGCACCTACACAGGAGTAGCGGTCATCCTCATCATTGTCGATGGAATCGTACTTCGATGAATCCAAAAGAAATGAGGGAACTCCCGCTACTCCTAGTGTTTTGTTCTGTTCTGCTTCTTCAAATTTTTGGGGGCAGGATATGCTATTGCAAGCAGTGCTTGTCGCCAGACACAGTGCGAGGATTAAAGCCCTCATACTCATGGCATTAATATTTAGAATAAAAAATCCCCTTGCGGGGATTAATTATTACAGATTTTTAAACTCCTCGGACTGGACTCGAACCAGTAACCTGGCGGTTAACAGCCGCCCGCTCTACCATTGAGCTACCAAGGAAAGTGATTTACACTATCTGACATCCACCTGCACTGCAAGCAAATTCTTTACCAACTTCTGTATTATCTTCTGATTCATACTTCATCAGATCATTGAAGTTAACCTTGACCTTTGGGTGTGCTGCATATGTTGCAGAATCAATTTGCTCAAATGGTGCCTGAGCATATGTGTGATTATCACTTCCAGGAAGGAATGCAATACCTGTTGCCACATCAAAGTTCTCCCACAACCAATTGCCTACTTCAAGGAATTCACTATCCTTATAGTTGACGGTGATTGAAGGCTTGTGATGACAGTAATGCTCCTGATATGTTTTCCACAGATCAAGATGGTCAAGTGCACGAAGATCTTCTGTAGTCACAGTACCACGAGGAGCCTTCATTGCAAAAGTAAATACGGCAGTAGAAGTTGGGTTTATCACATCATCCTCGCACGGGACTCCTTGATCCTTCATCAAGTTATATAAAGGATCTTTCTTGTCCAACCGTATTCTGCGGAAATAATAATCCGCATAGCGTGGATGTAAACCCGAAGCTGAATCCACCAAGCAAGAAGTAGTGCCTTCTGGCTTGACGCAAGTGATTGACTTGCTAGGATTAATACCCAACTTCTCTGCCCATTTGAGATTTGTAGCCGTTGCATGGTCACGAAGATTCTCAAGAAGTCGAACTAATTTTGGCTTACCTTCAAGACCACTGGTAAGTTTATTATCAAAAATTCCTGTCATGGAAACACCAAGCAATCTTTCCTCTTCACAGTTCTTCTTCCACTCAGGACGAAGATAAGGAAATTTCACAAAAGTAGACTGTACAGTCCCAATAATAGTGGCAATTTCAATCTTCTTTTTCAGGCTGGCTGCGGTGTCATCAGTACGAACTACCACCGTTGAAAGATTGCAAAATTCGAAAGGTTTCAGAATAATTTCTGCACATGGATTGGTACCATATTCACAGTTTTCCTCTCGTCCCCACTTCACCGCTTGCTCCTGTAGAGCCCTACGATTGATCATGCCGCGTTCTCCGCTGTGGGAGTTGTACAGAGAGGTCCACTCCTCAAGAAACTGTCCCATAGGGGGCTTACCACGATAAACTGCTGAATTATTGGCGTAAGACCGGAATCCGGCTTGTTCCCACCATGCACCACTCTTGCACATGGCAATTTCACGATCTCCCAGGTCACTGAGAGAAATCATGGCTGATCTACGAACGCCACCAACGATTACGGCATTGGCAATGGCACAGCATGTGTCATGGCACTCTAATGCTGAAAGTTTACGTCCTTGTGAGTTATAGAAGACCTTAACCAAAAATTTGAATAAATTGTCTAGTGGAGCAGGACCAGAAGCACGACCACCAAAAGTTTTAAGTCGTGCACCAGATGGTCGAACCTTTGACAAGTCCCACTTAGGATGCTTACCGGAATAGAGATCATTGAATAGTGTTTTAAGCGCATCGCCCCAACCTTCCTTTGAATCTTCGACAACGATTACCTTATCAAAATTCTTTACAATCTTATTAGCAACCGTTGGAAGTTTATCGGTGTATTGACGCTCTACAGAATATCCAGTACCTGTGCCATTCATAAGAATAACAAACAGTTCTGCAAAGGATTCAACAGAATCAATTGGAAGATATGAGCAGTTATACAAACAAGTATTATCGTGATCAAGAGCAATACCTGCAGTCATCAAACTTCTCATTGAAGGAAGAACTTCAAGGTTTAAAATTGCTTCTCTGACATCAGGTCTTTCTGACAATGATGGAACCTTATCGGTGAAATAATTCCACCAACGGTCTACACACTCGTCCCAACTCTCACGGCGATTCTGTGAAGGAAGCCAACGAGAATAACGGGAAATAAAAATAAAAGATTGAAACGGTGATAAAGCATCTGCCATGTAATGAACTCCTAGTGGGTGTCTTATTTAGTTGTTAGAGTCTGCCACGAAACTGGGAAAAGGGGAGCAATTAATTTGTCAATTGCTTTAGCAAATTCCTGCACTTCCCATTGTGCATGAGCATCTAT